GCACAACACGCATCTTTGTATGAGTTGCTGTTGCAATCAAAGTCAAACATTGATCAGATGCCCGATATCATCCTAGAAGTCGAAGGCGTTGAGCACCTCCTTCTACCGGCTTTCGAGCCGTTTTCAGTGATTGACCGGACTATTGCACCAGTTTCCGAGTACATTATGCTCCTGGCTACGGATGGCCGGTTCAGACTTAACCCTTGGACTAGTCATTACCTCATCAGGCAAGTTGGTGATGAAAGGGTCCTCAACGGGTCCGGAGAAAAGACAGTGGTGCGCAATCACCGGAGGGTAATCCTCAACCTGAAAGCCTATTGGTTTGCTGTCTTAATCTCAGGCGCGTTACCAAATGCTTTGGCCCAGAGCATTGGGGACAAACTGATCTCAAGACATACCAAACTATTCGGTTTGTTGGCGGATCATCTGTTAAGTTTCATAGACAGAGTAGGAAGATTGGTTACGTACTTGCTGGCTTCGGTCAGCTTCGAATGGTACGTGGGCATGTCTGATGAAGCGAAAGCAGCGGGTGAGCTGATCCTCGTGGGATTGACAGTCTTGTGGTTGTATCGTAGAAGTACGTTCGAGCACACTCTAGTAGTCCCTAAGGTGAAGCAAGCCGATAGGTTTTTAGGACAGCTGTTGGGAGAGAAAGGCATGGAGTATCGCGTCCGCGTTAACGGTCGTGAGTTCGTGCTTTCAGCTGATGAAGAAATCTACCTCCATCAAGATGAGATGGCCATGCCGAATTCGGAATATTTTCCATGTAGGGCGCAACCTATTGGGGCTATATTGATCACGACTGACGATAAGGACGTTCAGGTGTTTGGGGTGTTTTGGCGGTTAGACGAGTATCTCGTGACTGCCCGACATTGCAGCAACACTCTGTACATTTCAACGTCTAAGATCTATTTGGCTTCGATTAAACCAACCAAGAAAGGGAACTTTGAGATCGACAGGTCCAACATGTTCCGCGCTGACGATAGCTTCTTCTCACCGGAGAACAACGTTATTGCCTCTTTCGACGTGGACGCGTTCGCTACGGAGTTGACACCGGCTCAGTGGTCATCCGTTAGGCTGATGAAAGCCGCTACTCGGATGCGGTCGCGTTATGAGTTGCAAGTCCAGAGCCACGGGTTCACACCTGACGGTCTTTTGGTAGCAGCATCTGGTAAAACTTTGCCAGATTCAGGATATGAGAACCTGCATCACACGGCTAGCACTCAGAAGGGTTTTTCCGGCTCAATCTTGACTTGTGGAGGAAGCGTGGTAGGCATGCACGTAAGCGCTGCTGGAGATCACAATGTAGCAATCCGAAGAGAATACATAGAGTACCTTATCGATAAAGGCACAGGCCTTGAATCAAACTCGAAGAACCGGAAGAAGTACACCTACGCCGACGCCTCCTACAAGGAGGCTTACCGCCAAAACAAATGGCGCGGCGGTGTCGCAGACCTTAAACAGATGAGAGATGGCAAGTTTGCTATCGTTCTGGATAA